TAGCAGTTACATTAGCTTACATTGGGTCACAAGCCCTGGTAGACTTAGCTGTACAATGGAAGCATGGACCAAACGAAAAATGACTTGGCTGGTTATAAAGAAGTCAGTTAAGTCTGCTTGGGTTTGGCTAAAAACCTATTGGCAAGTTCCACTACTGGTTATTTGGAGCATTATTGTTTATATTCTTTCAAAAAGAAACACAGACGCACTTGTTGAAGTTATGGAAGCCAGAAAAGAATCCTATGAAAAACAAATAAACGAGTTAAAAACTCGCCATAACAATGAGATTATGGAAAGAGATAGGCTTATACAGCAATATCACGAAACAGTTTCTGCTATTGAAAAGAAATATGAAGAGCAAGAAAAGAAACTGAAACAAAAAGAAAAAAAGAAAATCAAAGAGATTGTTGAAAAATCCAAAGGAGAACCTGATGTTATCAAAGCTGAGATTGAAAAGAACTTTGGCTTTATTTTTGTTGATTAGTTTTGTTCCATTCAGTATACAAGCACAAGAACAAACCGGTAAATATACTAGACTTTTAAAAGGTCAGCCATCGCCATTTGACTCTTGGTGCTTTGATGATTATGCTCTCGCCGTTATGAAAGCAAAGTTTGAAACAATGCAAGAAGCCTGTGAGCTGGGAATAAAAAAAGCAGTAGAGCAAGAACAGGCAAAATTTACATTAAAGCTAAACAACTTGCAACTAAGATTAGACACTCTAAAAAAAGAAAGTGATAATATAATTCTTATAAAAGATGAAGAAATCAAAAAGCTACAAGAAGCAGCTCTTAAGAGACCAGGCGACTACTCTATGTGGTGGGCAACAGGTGGAGTTGCTGTTGGTGTGCTAACAACTCTTGCGATTATGTTTGCGGTGAAGTAAAATGGATTATAACGAAATAGCAAAATACGAAAAAGCAATAAAGGATAAATACGGCAATGAGGCAATTCAAAATCCTAAGAAAAACTGGGATGAGGAAAAGGAAGCTAAGTACCTGGAAGAACTCAAGTCTTTCTATAAAACAAGTGCTCGTAAAAAGAAAAGAGAAGAAGCAGAAGGCTTTGAGGTAATACATAAAAAAGCAGCAAAAGAAGCAGAAAGAACCTGTCCTGTGTGTAGTGTGTATTCAATGAAATCTAGTGATGATTTATATATGAATAAGTTTCAGTGCTGCTGGGATTGTTACATCCAGTATGTTGAAGGCAGAGAAGAAAGATGGAAAACAGGCTGGAGACCTGAAAGATAACTATTTATATTATAAACTATTTATATAGAGGTTTAAATACATGGCTACTACTTTAGAAATTGTTAATGCAATATCACAAGTTCTTGCGAACACATATGATGGCGCTCTTGATGAAAGCGGCGAACCAGTAAAGATTGGTCTCCGCAGAGAAGAGGGCAATCCACTTGTTGACCATCGTATCATGGACGGCTTCGGCGCCCACATTTCTGGCGATAGACTTCACATTAAATATCATGCTGAAATTCCACTCAAAGAAGTTCATGCTAATGGCTTTGAAGGCGAAATGGAATCAATGGTTGAAAAGGTTAAGTCTTTTATCCAGAAAGAATACAACAAGATTGCTAAGGGTTCTCTTTCCCTTTCTGACCCAAGCGAGGTTGATGTTCTTGTAGAATACATTTCTCGTATTCGTTGCAGCGTAAAGGTTCACAAGTGCTACAAGATCGGATCTGTACAGTCTGAAGACAGAATTAAATCAGACCAAGAAAGACCAACAGACCCTGCCTTTGAAAAGATGATGAAATTAGGTGGCCTCAAATAAGAGGAATAAATGACCGTTCGCCTCACAAAAAAAGAAATAATGAAAGAGATAGTCAAGTGTGGAAAGACACCTGACTACTTTATCAATACTTACGCAAAGATAACTCATCCTCAAAAAGGTCTAATACCTTTTCACCTTTACGATTTCCAGAAAGAGTTATTGAATAGTTTTCAGGATTATCGTTTCAACATCATTTTGAAAGCACGCCAGCTTGGTATATCAACTATATCAGCAGCTTATGTTGCTTGGTTAATGATGTTTCATCGTGAAAAGAATGTTCTTGTTATCGCAACAAAGTTTAGCACAGCGGCAAACTTGGTAAAAAAAGTTAAATCTATAATAAGAAACTTACCACCTTGGTTAAAAATAGCAAATGTTGATATAGACAACAGAACAAGCTTTGTTCTTTCCAATGGTTCGCAAATCAAAGCTTCTTCAACTTCTGGCGACGCTGGTCGTTCAGAAGCTCTTTCGCTTCTTGTTATAGACGAGGCAGCGCACGTTGAAGGCTTGGAAGAGTTGTGGATGGGTCTTTACCCTACACTATCAACCGGTGGTCGTTGTATTGCTCTTTCTACTCCGAATGGTGTTGGAAACTGGTTTCACAAAATCTACACAGAAGCAGAAAGTCAAACAAACGATTTTCACCCAACAATACTTCCTTGGTCTGTTCATCCAGACAGAGACCAAACTTGGTTTGAAAAAGAAACAAGAAATATGTCTCGCCGTGAAATCGCACAAGAGCTTGAATGTAACTTCAACATGTCGGGCGAAACTGTTTTCGCATCAGAAGATTTAGAAAAGTTCCTAAACATGGCTCGCGAACCAAAATACAGAACAGGCTTTGATAGAAACTTATGGATATGGGAAAACTACCAACAAGGCAGAAACTATTTTATATCTGCTGATGTAGCAAGAGGCGACGGCAAAGACTATTCAACAGCTGTTGTATTTGATATAGCTACAATGGAAATGGTTGCGGAATACAGAGGAAAATTAACTCCTGACCTTTTTTCTAAAGTTTTATATGATATTGGTGTAGAATATGGAAAGTGCTTGTTGGTTGTAGAAAACAACACGGTTGGCTTTGCTGTTTTGGATAAACTAAAAGAAATGCAATATCCCAATCTTTACTATTCTATTAAGTCAACACACGAATATGTTGAGGAGCATATCGCAGAAAACTTAAATAATGCTGTTGCAGGCTTTTCTATGACTTCAAAGACGAGACCTCTAATCGTCGCAAAGATGGAAGAATTCATAAGAAATGACCTAATTAAGATGTATTCTACACGTCTTTTAGCAGAAATGAAGACATTTGTGTGGAACAATGGTAGAGCGGAAGCAATGAGGTCTTATAACGATGACCTTATAATGGCTACCGCGGTTGCTTGCTGGATTAGGGATACAGCATTAGCAACAAACCAAAGAGATGTAGAATACAGCAAAGCGTTTGTCGGTGCGATAACAAAGAGCAGTCACCAATTAGATACCAGAATAAAGGGTATGGTTGGTGTTAGAAATATGAAACTTCATGATGAAGCCAGAAAGCATTCAAAAACTTTTGATGAGTTTCCTTGGCTTTTTAAGGGATAAAAGATGGCTAAAAATAAAACTAATAAGAACAACCCAAGAAACCCACAGAGCCTTCTGTTTAGAAGACTAACAAGACTTCTTTCTGGTCCACTAACAAATTACAGGACACAAACAAATCACAGACTTCGTAGAATTCAGCTAGACCAATATGCTTCTAAGTTTACATCAGCATCAGGTCGCGATTTTAAAAAGACTGCTTATAACCCCTATGATAACTTGCAAGCACAAGCAATGGCTAGCCAAGCAAGAACAGAGCGGTATGTTGACTTTGACCAAATGGAATACACACCAGAGATAGCATCAGCAATGGATATCTATGCTGATGAGATGACCACTCATAGTGCTCTTAATGCTGTATTGAATATTAACTGCGATAATGAAGAAATAAAACTTATATTGCGAACCCTGTACTATGACGTTCTAAACATAGAATACAATCTATTTTCTTGGTGTCGTGCTATGTGTAAGTATGGCGACTTCTTTTTGTATCTAGATTTAGATGAAAGCTTGGGTATCACCAGTGTTATTGGTCTTCCAACACAAGAAGTGGAAAGACTAGAAGGAGAAGATAAGAGCAATCCAAGTTATATCCAATACCAGTGGAATACAGCTGGCTTAACATTTGAGAACTGGCAAGTCGCACATTTCAGGGTTTTAGGTAATGATAAATACTCTCCATATGGAACTTCGGTTTTGGAGCCAGCACGCCGTATTTGGCGACAGCTTACCCTACTTGAAGATGCAATGATGGCTTATCGCATTGTTCGTTCACCAGAGCGTAGAGCTTTCTATATTGATGTCGGCAATATTCCTCCGCAAGATGTAGAGCAATATATGCAGAAAGCAATGACCCAAATGAAGAGAAATCAAGTTGTTGACCCTGATACTGGTCGTGTTGACCTTCGTTATAATCCGCTTTCTGTTGAGGAAGACTATTTCATTCCTGTTCGCGGCGGAACAAGCGGAACAAAGATTGAGTCAATTGCGGGTGGTAAATACACTGGAGATATTGACGATGTTAAGTATCTCAGAGATAAACTATTTTCTGCTTTGAAAATCCCAGCTAGTTATCTTTCTTCCGATGCGGAAAAAACACAAGAAGATAAAACAACACTAGCGCAAAAAGATATTAGATTTGCCAGAACAGTTCAGCGTCTTCAGCGCTCTGTTATCACTGAACTAGAAAAAGTTGGTATTATTCACCTTTACACCCTTGGTTATAGAGATGAAGACCTTGTTAGTTTTAAGATTGAGCTAAATAACCCTTCAAAGATAGCAGAGATGCAAGAGTTGGAGCACTGGAAAACAAAGTTTGATATTGCCTCATCAGCAACAGAAGGCTTCTTTTCAAAGCAATGGCTCGCAAAGAAACTATTCGGCATGTCTGATGATGAGTTTATCCGATGCCGCAGGGAAATGTTCTACGATAAGCGTTTTGAAGCAGCATTAGATACTGTAGCAGAAGCAGAACAAGCAGCAATGACAGCTCCGGGTGGCGAGCTTGCCGCTGCTACTGGTGACGAAGGTGGGACCGGTGTTGCTGGAATGGAGCCAGAACTTGGCGCACCTGCAGGAGATGTAGACTTAGGCGGAGGAGACTTAGGCGGAGGAGACCTAGGCGGAGGCGCCGGAGAAGCACCAGCAGGACCGGAAGAAGGAGATCTACTCGCAGCCCCACCAGCTAAACGTGACGATGGAATGGGCAAGCGTATGAAGCGAGAAGGCGGAAAAACTAAAACCACAACGGCAAAATCTCATGGTTGGTATGAACCTCGCTCTAACTTTGCTGGCGGAGATAGAAGAGAGAAGTCGGGACCAACTAAAAAGAATATGACCAGAGCAGCAAGCCCAGAGTTTGGAACTTACAGAAAGACTCTTCCAGGTGCATCAGAACTTTCACAACTGGTAAAAGGCACTGGTGTTTACGAGAGTAAACTAACTACTTACTCTAAGGAGGAAGAAGAAAAGTTATTGAAGAGCCAAGAAGAGTTAAAGGTTTTGTTTGAGAGTATAGATCTAGAAAAGAGGAAAATAAAGAATGAGACTGAAGCACAATAAAAAGCGAAATACGGCCTTTGTTTATGAGGCACTCATCAGAGAACTCACCAAGTCAGTTGTCAAGAACAATAAACACAAACAAAATAGAATAGTTTCAATTATGAAGGAACACTTTGCTCAGGGAACAGAGTTGAGCAAAGAGTTGGATGTTTATAAGAGTATTTACGAGACAACAGACTTAGAAAAGAATGTAGCTGAAAAAGTTATAGTAGAAGCAAAAACCAAGTACTCTACCTTAAACAAGGGAACTATCTTTAAGGAGCAGTCAGCATTAATTAATAAGATAAATAAAACTCTTTCAAAGGATCTCTTTAATAATTTTGTTC